ATACATAATACAGGCATGAGATCTCGAGCGTGAACCAGAGCCTGGGCACAGGTCAGCAGGATCCCGGGAGAAGCCTGGAATATTGCAGGGAACAGGCCCATGATCTCGGAACCTGAGCAAATGATCCTGTAAACTTCGGGGGCTGGGCGAAAAGAAACGGGTTTTTGTATTAGTGCGGGTAGGTAGAAATAGTAATGCAACCCATAACCCCTATATATCTAATAAAAAATGTGACATTAGGTAGTTATATATAATAGTAGCAGGCTATTGTCGCGCTGTATATATGTAAAAACGGTAAAAAGTGTGTAAATATGCCTAATATAGAAAATATTTAGTATGGCTAAGCAAAAATTAAGTAAATCAGCTGCTGCTGCTAAAGCTAAACGGGACCTCCGTTATGCAAATTCAGCAGATCGCAAGAAAAAAAGAGCCGATAGCCAGAAAAAACGCCGCGCTGCGGCAAAGAAGCATGGTTCTAACTGGTTAGTTGGTAAAGACTATGACCATAACACAGGTAAATTCGTTTCCTCCTCACACAACAGAGGCGGCACGCAATCAAAAAAGAAAAAAGACGGTACTAAGGCCGAAAAAAAACAATCTAGAAAAAGAAAATAACAACAAATGGCTATAATTTACACATATCCACAAATAAGTGAGTTAGCCGCGGACGATACCTTGGTTATATCTGATGTTAGTAAGGGTAATAAAACAAGATCTGTAACTGTTGGGCAACTATTGGCAGGCCTGGCTACAACAACGCAAGTGGATGACAGAGTAGTAACAGGTGCATCGTTTAACACTAACACTGGGTTACTAACGTTGACAAGAAACGGTGGTGACATACCATCAGTGACAACTAATTTAGATGGCAGATACTATTTATCTAGCAACCCTAACGGTTATACTTCTAATCTAGGCGTAGTACAATCGCTAACAACTAATAACTCGTCAGGTGCTGCAACTTTAATTGAGGGTGTTTTAAACATACCACAATATTCTGGAGGCGGAGGCGGAGGTACAGGTACTGTAACAAATATAGCTACTACAGCACCTATAACAGGCGGCACAATAACTGAAACAGGCACTATAGGTATAACACTCGCAACTGCTTCAGTAGATGGTTATTTAAGTTCTACAGACTGGAATACGTTTAACAACAAGCAAAGTACTTCGGAAAAGGGACAAGCTGATGGTTATGCCCCGCTAAATGAAAACAACAAGGTTCCAACTGTTCATTTACCAGATAGCTTGGTTGGGGCAGTTATTTACCAAGGCACATGGGACGCGAACAACAACATTCCCGAACTCCCAACACCGGCTGCTGACAACAATGGTCATTACTATATAGTAAGCGACGCAGGTACATATTCAGGAATAACATACGCGGTGGGTGATTGGATTATATCTAATGGTATTGCCTGGGAAAAAGTGGATAACACCCAGGATGTTAATAGCGTGTTTGGTCGTCAAGGTAACATAGTAGCAGTTTCGAGCGACTACGCTGAATTTTACGATGCTAACGTACAGAGTGATTGGAGCGTTGTCGACACTACCAGTGACGCGTTTATATTAAATAAGCCAGCTACTATAACGCAAGAGCAAGCAAACGAAATAGCAGCTAATACGATAAAAACATCATTTCCAGGTTTTGGAACTACAGAAGGCACAGCCCTAGAAGGGAATACAGTTATACCGGCGGCGTATACTAACGCAGATGTTGACGCACATTTAAACACAACTGCGGCAGGCGATAATGAAGTATTATCATGGACAGGTGCTGATTACGCTTGGGTAGCTCAATCTGGCGGCGGCGGTGGTATTGGCGGAAGTGGGGTAGATACTCAGATGGCTATATTTGACTCTACGTCAACAATAACTTCCACACAAGCTTTAGCGGTGAATAGCTCTAGCCAAATAATAATGGATGTGTTACGAGGCAGTGATTCTTACGCAGATGACACAGCTGCTTTAGCCGGTGGTGTTCCATACGGCGGGTTATACAGAACAGATAGTATTGTAAAAATAAACCTACTTGGCAATCCTCCTGGTCCAGATCCTGAGGAAGTAGAAATATGTGGTTTAATTTGGACCACTGAAAACTCTATCGAAACAGAGTTGATTGCGGGTGGAAATATACCAATCGTTACAACCGCAGCTGAAATGCGTCTAAAATACCTGCAAAACGCACCAGCAGCAGCGTATTGGCAGTATGATGAAAACGAAAGCAGCAGAGGTTTGTATTACAATCTTTACGCAAGAAGCGTTGTAAAGCCTCCGAGTGGGTTTAGGTTACCTACTCTGTCGGACTATCAATATATTTCGGCTCAAGCATGTAACCCTGACCAACCAAACCAAAACAGGCACGGAGCTCCACTGCCTAACGGCTACGACCCAGGTCTTTTGACTAACACTGATTTTCTTGGAGATTCAGGGTTCAACGCTTACGGTTATGGAGGAGCATTAGTGCTTTCTTCTAATACGACTTCTTGGCAATACGACGGGGCAAGGGCTATCTTTTGGACATCAGGTTCACCCACTGTTAATGGATCAAGATTTGACTTCAATTGCCAAATAACTCCCTACCTCAGAACTGGCAGCTGGTCGGATTCAACTTATGAACTTGCCAATATAAGATTCGTTAAAGACGCATAAAATAAAATAAAAAAAAACAAATGGCAATAATTTATACATACCCCAATATAGGCACTCCTGAGGATGCAGATATAATGCTAATAAGCGATGTAAGCTTGGATAGTAACGCGACTAGAAATATTACATTGTCAAACCTTGGGCAGTTTATAAATAGCAAGGTTGAATTGGTTATTATAGGCGATGTAGGTACAGGCGTTATAAACCTATCTACACAAGCGCTATCAGTGATAGGTACCGCAAACCAAATACAAACAGCAGCGACAGATCAAACTATACAGATTGGGTTGCCTAGCGCGCTTATAGTTCCAGGCACCATGAATGTTGTTGGGTCAACGGAGCTACTAGGTGCTTTAACAGTAGAAGGAGTGTCTTCATTTAATGATGACGTTACTTTTGAAGCCGGGGCAAACTTTCAAAATGCTGTTTACGATCAGTATAGTAACCAAGGAACTGCCGGCCAGGTATTAAGTTCAACTGGAACCAATGTACAATGGATAGACAATCCGACTGCTGGAACAGTTACGGGGACTGGTACAACAAATACATTGCCTTTATGGACTGATGGACCTAATAGTGTACTTGGAGATTCAATGGCTACACAAGATCCAACAGCTGTTTCTTCTGTATTTGAAATAAACGCTATTAAAGGTACTGATGAATACACTACGCCAACAGGAAGTACTGTATATAAAATAAAGTCAGGTAACGCTCATAAATTTTCAATTACACAAGAGGGGGGCGGTGGCGTTGTATTGCCTTCAGGCGATATACTGAACAATGGGCCATCGTTTAATATGGGGGGCACGGCTTTTGCCAATGGCGAAAACGCATTATCGGTAGGGGCGTCTACTACAGCCTTTGGTAATGGTTCTTTTGCGGCTAACTTTATAACGCTAGCATCAGGAGGAGGAGCTTCTGCTTTTGGTTTATTAACTGAAGCATCGGGACTAGCGTCCGCGGTTTTTGGTAACAAGTCAATTGCTTCGGGTATTTACAGTATTGCCTCAGGCCAAGATTCAGTCGCGTCAGGTCAATCATCTGTAGCTATTGGTGAAAAAGGAGAAGCAAACGGAAAAAATTCTTTTGTACAAGGATTTGGCGGTACAGCAGCAGGAAACAACGCTGCTAAATTCGGTTACGCTGGAAGCGCTGGCGGAAACAATGCTGTTAAATTCGGGTATGAGTCTATAGCGTCTGGTAACAATTCATTTGCTTCAGGGTGGCAAACAACAGCTTCTGGTTTATATTCATTTACAGCAGGTGATGGCAACATAGCTTCTGGAGAAAGAACAACCGCTTTCGGCGTTGACAATAATGTTTCAGGTAAAGGAAGTTTTGCTATTGGCGCTAGAAACACGGTGCCATCTGAAAATTCTTTTGTTGGCGGTGCTAACAACACTTTAACAGGAGCTAGTGGCGGTGTGCCAGGGTCTCAAACTTCTTTTGTTTTTGGCTATCAAAATACAGCAGAAGGAATTTACAGTACCGTATTAGGAACTAATAATAATACAGGCGAATCAACCAGCGCAAACCCTAGTGACTATATTACTCTAATAGGGCACACTAACCTTCTCTTGAGCAGCAATAGGTCCACGATGCTTGGCTTTTCTAACCAAAACTACAGTGCGTCAAATGGATATATTGTTGGAGAAGCCAACCTGAACGTATTTGGTAGTAACAATTATATTTTTGGGCGTGTTAATGATATAGATAGCTGTAGCAACTCTGTAACAATTGGGACAGGAAATGAAACGGTAGGGACTGGAAACATACCTAGTATCACTTTAGTTGGTGTTGGGTTAAAGTTTGATTCAAGCGGGCCGAATACCGGCTATGGAAGAGCTACGTATGTTGGTTATTATAATGACGATCAAGATCAATTTTCTCAGTTTCAAATAGGTAATGGAACTGACACAAATAGGAAAAATGCATTAAGTATAAATAAAGAAAGTGAGATTAAAATATCTGAGTACGGATCTGGCACAGTAACTGGAACAGCAACTTATAATTTATCTGTTGCAGCTGACGGTAAAATAATAGAAACAGAGAATCCATACAAGCCAGACTATTTAAGTTTTGTTTGTTTACTTAGTCAATCAGCGGCGGCAAATCCACAGCCTAATATAGTATTAGAAAACTCTTTAAATATTGGAAGTCCATTTACCGCTTTTACAAGGGTTGCTAGTGGAGAATATAACTTATATGCACCAGGTAAATTTAAACTATTAAAAACAATAGTATTTTTAAATGGAGGATCATCTGAAAATAATCATGATGTTGCATGGGAGGTGATTGATGCTGATAATTTAAGAATACGTACACATAATAGCGATGGCAAGCTTACAAAAGCCTCATTAGAAATAAGAACTTATAATTAAAAACAAATATGGCAACTTGGACAATTTTATCAATGGAATATGAAAACAACGCTAGCGAAGACAAACTAGTAGTAATATCTGCAGCGCAAGGGCAAGATGGTGTTGGTTATGCTAGAAAAGTATTTACTAATACTTTATCTGGCGTTGTAGGACCTGCTCCACTTACGCCTTATGATCAACTAACAGAATCTCAAGTTATAGGTTTAGTGCAAGCGGATCTAGGGCCAACTGTTGTAACAGACGCTGAAACTTACGTAGACGCGCAGGCAACTATTAAAAAAGAACAAATAGAAGATCTACCGACAAATACAGGTCTTCCTTGGCAATAAGTAAAAACCGCTAAAACCAGGTAATATATATGATATACCCTGCTCGGGTTAGAGCAAACCAATTAATAACATAAAAACCAAAACCAATGACACTATTTTATTCGACTAGCACGTGGAGTAGTCAACCACAAGTATCTGATGAGACCAAAGCTTTATGGGAAAAAGCAATTCAAAAAACAAATTGGCGTATTGTACAATTACCAAACGGTTATTATCAAACTGAGTTTAACAAGGATAACCAATGGGTTGATATAACAAGACGCGAAACAATTGAAGGTGCTGAACAGGCAATTGATGCTTCTATTGAGCATTACAATAAAAAGCTTGGATTTTTAAAAGGTCCAAAAGTAGTAAAAACTTTTGAATAGTATTTACAATCAAATTAAATTTAATTAAATTATGACTGACAAAATAGTTAAGAATTTAAACTTTGGAAATGAAGCCAAAGATAAAGTCTTTGCAGGAATTGAAAAACTCACAAAAGCTGTTAGCTCCACTTTAGGGGCTAGCGGCAAGTGCGTAATACTTGAAGACAATACAGGAAGCCCCGTTATAACAAAAGACGGGGTGACTGTAGCAAATACAATAACACTGTTAGATCCGGTTGAAAATATAGGTGCTACACTTATAAAACAAGCGGCTCAAAGAACGGTTAGCGAGGCAGGCGATGGAACTACCACAGCAACGGTGTTGGCGCATGCAATTTTAAAAGAAGCATACGAAGCGCTAAAGTCGCACGGAACTCGCGAAATTAAAGAAGGAATAACCCTAGCGGTTGAAAAGGTATGTGCGGCGTTAGAAAAATCAGCCATACCTGTAACCGGTAAAATGTTAAATCAAGTTGCAACAATCTCAGCAAACAACGATGCTGAGCTGGGTAACTTAATTGCTGACGCTTTTAAAGCTGTTGACAGAACAGGTGTTGTTATAATGGAAACTTCAAATGAAACCACAACAACTACAGAGGTGGTTGACGGGGTTCAATACGAAAAAGGATTAAAGAATTTTCATTTTGTAACAAATAAAGAAACTGGCGTTTCTGAATTAGACAATCCTTTAGTTTTAATTGTTGAATCAGAAGTTCCTAACATAAGAAAAATACAAAGCGTATTAGAATACGTTATAAAAAATAAAAGAAGTCTTCTAATAATTGCCGATGTTGGACTTGAGGTGTTAAACGCTCTTGCCATGAATCACGTTAAGGGTAATATAAAAGTAAATGTTATTGACGCTCCTACTTATGGAGTAACCAAAAAAGAAGTGATGCAGGATTTAGCGCTGTTGACAGGTGCAACTGTAATAAATGAAAATTTGGGAGATGATATGGATTTAATAGAACCTGAATATTTGGGAGAATGCTTAAAATCTGTAACAAACAATGAAGAAACGATTTTGCAAATTAGTGAACCCAGTGAAGAAGTTGAAAAACTGGTGGAGCAAGTTAAAAAACAGCTTGATGAAGCTACACTTACGGGTCACAAAATTCGATTTGAAAAAAGACTTGCTCGTCTCTCCGCTAAAGTGGCTATTGTCAAAGTTGGAGCAAACTCCGAAGTAGAGTTAAAAGAAAAAACAGATAGGGTTGAAGATGCTATCTGCGCTACTAAAGCCGCAATAAAAGAGGGTATAGTTCCAGGTGGAGGTATAGCTTTGCTAAATGCGTCTGTCCTTACAACAGCTAAAAGTGAAGGCGAGAAAGTATTGTTAAAGGCAATTAAAGCGCCTTACGAGACAATTCTTACAAACGCAGGTTTTGAAATAGTTTACCCCCAAACAAAAAACAAAGGGTTAAACGTGGTTACAGGAAAAGAAGTAAATATGGTACGAGCAGGGATTATAGATCCGCTACTAGTAACTAAAAGCGCTCTTAAAAATGCGGCTTCAGTAGCTACAACAATAATTTCAACCGATTGTGTAATCAATAACTTAAGAGTAGGAGATGAAAGCAATAGGTAGAAATTTAATAGTATTAAAAGAAAAGCAAGGCGCAAAAGAAACAAAAGGCGGCTTACTTTTGGCGGAAAAGCAAAGAGAAGATATTAGATACGCGAAAGCAAAAGTAATATCAGCCGGCGAAGATGTGCAAGCTATAAAAGATAATGATGTTATATATTATGACCGCCACGCGGGCCACAAAATAGAATTTGAAGGTACCATGTATAATGTTATAAAAGCACAAGATGTAGTAATAGTAGTATGAGGCATTTAGAGGCATCTGATTTGCGTTCTTTAAATATTTTAAAGCATTACCGCGTAATTAGAAAATGGACCGCTAAAACACACGGTTTGCAAGAAGCGGACTTAGAGCTTTTAATATACTTTGACTGCTTAGACCATTTTACTAAAAACGATTATAAGACCGGAGTGCTTGCATACAGTTGGGATAATAAAAGATGGAATAGACTTTTAAAAGAAGACTGGGTGAGCGTGTGGCGCAAAAGAAATCATACAACACAAAAGTATCACATATACAAAACTTCATTCAGATGTAGGCAAATGATTACACGTATGTATAAAATGCTTTTAAATGAAGAAGAAATACCATTAATAAAAAATCCTAAAACGTATTCAGATCGTGCTTTAGGATTAGCTATAAAAAAAATAAACTATGGCAGCATCTAATATGTTTGAAACTCCTAGCATTAAGGCTAAGACTATACAAATACCAGCTGTAAACGCCTCTAGTATTGGGCAGACTGGTGATTGGACAAATACAGTCCAAAGAATAGACCTAGGGCTCTCGAACCATCAAAGAACTATGGAACAGTTAAAGGGAGGAGAAGGTAAAGACCAGACTAAGCTTGAAGCGCGTATTGAAAAAGCTAAAGCAGAGGGCAAAGACGCGAAAGCAGCTAGGCTTGAGGGTAGAAAAGAAAGGGGAGATATTCGAGACGCAAATAAGGCATCACGAATTACAGCTAGAAATATAGACAAAAAAAATAAGCTTACTAAAAAAGAGTTTTTTAAAGGGCAAAAATTTAATGAAAAACAAAAAGAAAAAGGAGGCGCAACTTCTGATTCTCATTTGTTTAAACCACTAGCACTTTCTTTGCAACCTGAGGGAATAACCGAGACGAAACCAGAATTTTCACTAGTGTCGCCTTTTAACATGAAGACATTTGATAAATTTTCTAAAATAGCAAAAGATATATAATATGGCAGCAGGAACAGCAATGGCAGCAGCCGGGCGAGTAGCCTCAGGCGGCGGAATAACCGGTGCAATTGGCGGGTTGCTTGGCCGAAAAAGGGGCAGCAAAGGGAGTCGAATAAAAAGTTTAGAGTCAAGGGTAGAAGCCTTAGAGGGCGCCAACTCTGAAATGGAAGCTGAAGCACCAGTAGCGGGAGCTGTTGGAAATGCAGCTCAAGCAGCAGAAACAGCCGCGACAGCTCAAGTTATGGGCGGCGATGCAACGAGCAGCATGGGCGGTGTAATGGCGGATAAAAGTTCGTTAATACCTACTGGTAGATTTTCTGAGCAAGCCCAAAATACGGCAAATTCTGTTTTTGGAACAGAAGAAGCAAGGAATGCAAGTATTAGTCAGATACCAGCAGGCGTTGCTTCCGACAACCAAGAAACAGTTGGAGCTATAGCAGATTTAATGAATGAAAACGTATAAATAAACAATTATGGATCATAGAGGAAAAACAATAATAGCAAAGCCGTCTTTAGAGGGAACGGTAGGGGAATCTCATATTTGGGATGGACCATTGGATACTAGTGATTTCCCAATGGGAAAAGGTAGTAGCTCAGGAAAAGCGGGGATGGAAGTAAAAAAATACCCTTGCAAGTCGTATGAATTACAAGGGCCTATTACTCAACGAGCTAAAGGTACAATGTAATGAGCCCGCAGGATATTAAACTTTACGCTATAAACTCCTTAACATTAGGTGTAACTACATTTACTAAAATAGAAATGGGCTTAAAACTTTTACTACTAGTAGTAACCATAGGATATACGATACACAAATGGATGGAGCTTAAAAAGAAAAAATAATGCCTTACGAACAATCTAATTCTCCTTTTTTAAAAAAGAAAAAACCACCGGCTCCTTCTAAAAAGAAGTCAAAGGGCTATTATAATAAAGCCAATAAAACCGGTACAGGTGCAGCAGCAGGTGGCGGTATGTCTGAAAAAGGTGTAAAAAAATACAAAAGAGACAACCCAGGAAGTAAGCTGCAGACAGCTGTAACAAAAGATCCTAAGAAATTAAAAAAAGGTAGTAAAGCCTGGAAGCGAAGAAAATCTTTTTGCGCAAGATCAAAAGGTTGGAAATCCGAAAGAGGTAGAGCAGCAAGAAGAAGATGGAATTGCTAATGAAAGATAGAGGTGTAGGAGATACTATAGCTAGATTTACAAAAGCTACAGGTATAAAGAAACTAGCGGATAAGATTCCAGGGGGCTGCGGGTGCGAAGCAAGACAATCTGCTTTGAATAAAATGTTACCATATAAAAATAAGTAAATGGCTTTTAAAATGAACAGCACACCTTACAAGGTGGACAATACTCCCATATACAATGTAAGTATGGAGGATGGGGTTCTTGGAAAAGCAAACAATAATGGTACAATAATAATTGATGAAAACTTAAGCGCTGCACAAATGCAAAGCGTTATTGATCATGAGAAAATTCACATTAAACAAATAAAACGTGGCGACCTTGATTATGACGATAAATATGTTTACTGGAAAGGTAAAAAATATTTAAGATCAGAAATGCAGGAAGGAAATAAAAAATTGCCTTGGGAGGCAGAAGCATATAGTAACACATAAAATAAAAAAAAATGGCATATACGCAAAAACCAGGACGCGGTAATGGAGACCCTATTATGAAGCTGTCCGACAGATTAAAAGAAGGCAGTGGCTTACAGCCGCTCGCAACAATGTACGGCGCTCCCGTAGAAATGAAAGCAAATAATGGGCCGCTGCCACAGTCAGGTTTAAATTACGGGGCTCCTTTACAATTTCACGGTGAAGAGCACAATTCAGGCGATAGCCTACCCTCTTACGATACTACTACTTATAATGCTAGTGCGTCAAGTTCTGGGGGTGGATCTAGTTCACAAAATCTTTCAACTAGCAATTTGTCGGATTATAAATCAACATTAAAAGACTTGGGTTCTGGCTTTACGCCAACAAAAGAGCAAACAGCAGCCGCTAATGCTAAGGTTGCTAAATTAAAAGCATTAGATAGATCAAATGCCGCGGCAAATGCTGCTTCAAAAACAAACTCATCTCAGTCAAGCAGCGAATCGACAAGTACTTCAACTACTACTTTGGGTGACCAAACTTTAAATCAAATTAAAAAAGGTGGTAATATTGAAGTACAAAATAGAGCAAGTAGAGTTAACGCTACCCGAGAAGCAGCGAGGAATCAAGCCGTTATTGATAGCACTAATACCGCTAACAAATTTATAAACTCAAAACCCATTTCAATGCAAGACAACCCCAGTTTAATTAATGTTGCACAGAGACGCGGAAACTTAGCGGCAAAAAAATCACTATTAAGAAGCGGAACCTATAACACCTCTACGGTTAGCAAAATGGTAAAAAAGGGAGAAAATTATTTAGGTACAGAGTAATAGCTGTAAACATAGCTGTTAGCGCGCAATAATATAGATATAATTTTATATGGCCTTTAAACTTAACGACCCAACAGATCCACCCTCTGGCAGCAGCAATGCCACAGCCGAGGAGTTACGTCAAAAACGCATAGACGCAAAAAAAGCATTAGAAGCTGAACGTAAAAGAGTTGAAAATATTCGGGCTAGAATAGATGAAGTAGCGGAGAGCGCGGCCGGTGGAGCTTATACTATAGATTACGGTATGAATGACGGAAGGGCACAGGTTACTGGCGCAGGGGTTGTTCCGCAAAAAACATATGAATGGCTGGAAGGGATGGGTGGCGCAGGTTGCTCAACTTATGCCTGTGGTATAATGAGAGAAGCGGGTGTTACAGTGCCTAATTCTGTTGGTGAAGAAGGAATAACTATAAACAATGTTACATATAAACCTGGCGACAAAATGCCAATTATACCCGGCAACGAACAATTTGACGCGGTAGCGCCTCAACTCGGCTTTGAGCTAAGGGCTCCTGGTAGTTTACCAGAAGAAGGTGATGTTACTAGAGTTGGCTACGGATATGGAACAACAAGTCACTCCACAATTCAAGTAGGCGATGGCTTAAGTGTTTATAACCCAGGAACACCATCAGAGGGACTAAAGACCTCCGGCTATTACTCAGATCCAGGGAATTTCACTACCTATATGACCGAACAAGACACAGCTCAATGGGGTTTTGAAGGACCTGACGAAGATGAAAAAATATACAGCGATAGATTAATGCAATATGTGGGAGATTTACCGGCATTGCGAAAACAATATAGACAAGCCGCGGAAGCTGAAGGGCCAGCAAAACCCTTAAATTTAAAACCAAAAGGGATCGACCTAAGTTCTTTACGACCAACAGCGCAGTTACCAGCTAATATGCTAAAGTTTTTTAATAGAAATAAATAATTTAATTTAATAAAATGAAAAAGCTACTATATATTTTAGCTTTTCTTTTTTTGAGCGTTACTAATGCTCAAGACAAACTTTCTATATCTAATTATTTTAAAATACCAGAAAGTTATAAAAGAATAGCCAAAACCGATTACCATAAATGGTTAATTAATAAAGAAATAAAAGTAGAAGAAGTAAAAACTTATGACGGATATACTATATACGGACTAGGGGATTATTATGCCGCAAAATTTGATTACGATATTGGCAAAAGAGATTTGCACCAATGCGCAGATGCCGCTATGTATTTTAGGGCTTGGTATCATTTTAACGAAGGCAATATAAATAAAATCGCTTTTACATTTACAGATGGCACAAAGTACAGCTATAGTGAATTTTTAAAACAAAAAAACCTTAGCAATACGTTCAAAAGCTTAAATAAGTATATGGTTATTATATGGTCTTACGCTGGAACTTGGTCAATAGAAAAGTACGACACAACACCTGTTAGCATAAATAATATATCTGCTGGCGATATATTTGTTGTAGGTGGATTTCCAGGTCACGCGGTGACTGTTGTAGATATAATAGAAAACGAATGTGGTGATAAAAAAATAATGCTATCACAAAGTTTTATGCCAGCACAAGATCATCATATATTATTAAACCCAAAAAGCAATACTGTTTGGTTTGATATAAACGAGGTGCACAATACGGGATTTGGCTTTACAGAAGACAATTTAAAAAGATTTAAAATATAATGAAAAAAATTTGGGAGTGGCTAACTGGCAACGTAATAAAAGAAGTTGGCCAAGTTTTAGACAACCTTACAACCACTAAGGAAGAAAAGCTAGAAGCTCAGCGGTTAATAACTGAGATACTAGAAAAAGCCGACAAGGAAGCCCAAGAGCAGGTTACAGCGAGGTGGGAAGCAGATATGAAGTCTGATTCTTTCTTATCTAAAAATATACGCCCAATGGTGCTTATATACTTAACAGTCATATTTACTGTGTGCGCGTTTTTTGATGGTAACATCGGGGAATTTAAAATAGCAGAAGAGTACATCCCAATATTCCAAACTCTTCTTGTTACAGTATATGGAGCTTACTTTGTAGGTAGAACTTGGGAAAAAGGTAAAAGTATGAGTAATAATAAAGATCAATAAATTAACTTAAATTAAATAAAATGGCAAAAATTACAGAAGAACAACTAAAAACAATACGTGAATCGCAAACTAAACTTAGTGATTTACTAAATAAAGTAGGTTATGCAGAAGCAACAAAGCACGGGTTGCTGCATGAGTTTGCAAAAGTAAACAAAGAGGTTGAAGACTTTAAAGCAGAATTAGAGGAGCAATATGGTCCAATAAATATTGATGTTGAAACCGGAGAATACACAGAGCTAAAAGAGAATGAGTAATAATGTAAGAAAAATTAGCATAGGCTCTGATTATAAAAATGATGCAATGCACTACTCAGTAGGGCAACAGGTTTATGGAGGCCATGAAATATCAAATATATTATTTGACGAAGCTGATCATTCTTACAATATATTTATTAAAAAAAATAGCGAGGTATTGCCATGGAAAAAGTTTAATAAAAACATGGCAATATCCGTTGAGTATGACTTAGAGTATTAATGAAAAGCCTTTACCAATTTATTGTTAAACCCGCTAATAAGCGTTACAATAATGAAAAGAAAATAGGTGACAGTAGCCTCTTACTAAATAATAATATAGAAAGCTTTCGTCACGTTAGCAAAGAAGCAATTGTGGTTGAAACACCAAAAGCTTTTAAAACAAATATAAAACCTGGTGATAAAGTTATAATTCATCATAACATATTTAGAAGGTTTTATGACATAAGAGGGAAAGAAAAAAATAGTGGCACTTACTTTAAAGATGATTTATATTTTGTTAATATAGATCAAGTTTATATGTATAATCAAAATAATAAATGGATACCTCATTTAGATTATTGTTTTGTTAGCCCTATTAAAGAAGATGCTATGTTTTCAATTAATTTTGAGAAGCCCTTAGTTGGTATATTAAAATATGGAAATAACGCGTTAGAAGCGCTTAAAATAAGCCCAGGAGACTTAATTGGCTTTACGCCGTACAGTGAGTTTGAGTTTATAATAGATAACAAGCGTTTATATTGTATGAAATCAAATGATATTGTAATTAAGTATGAGTGTAAAGGAAACGAAAAAGAATATAATCCAAGCTGGGCGCAAAGCGGTTGAGGAGTTAATTAAGGTGGCTAAAGAAGCGATTGTTGATTCAGATGACGATATATCAGCTGATAGATTAAAAAACGCCGCTGCTACTAAGAAGCTAGCTATATTTGACGCGTTTGAAATACTTAATAGAATTGAAGAGGAGCAAGCATTGCTTGATGGCGCTAATAAAGAAACGCGAGCAAAATCCTTTAAAGGTTTTGCAGAAGGTAGATCTAAATAATGTACGAGCAAAGTTTATATAAAATTTTACCGGACTATATTAAGCCGAGCGTAATTAAAAAAAATAACCGTTACAAAAAATGGCAGTATGGCTATAACAAAGAGTATGATGTTATAGTTATAAGCAAGACGGGGCAAATAGGCGAAGTATACGAAATACAAAATTTAAAAATTGCACTGCCAAAAGAAGATAGTGTTTACGTTTCTAAAAAGAATAAATGGGAGAAGCTTGAGTACCCTAAAGAGCTTAGTAAAATAAAAAGCGTATTTGAGTGGAACACAAAGCCCGAGTATTTTAAAGATAAATACTATGATTACATTGATCAAGAATTTAATCGCAGATCGCAGGGATTTTGGTTCAATAATAAAGGCTTAGCTACTTACATTACTGGTACTCACTATATGTACTTGCAGCACTCAAAGATTGACGTTGGGGCAGCAGAGTTTAGAGAGTCAAACAGATTATTCTTTATATTCTGGGAAGCTTGTAAAGCTGATTCACGGTGCTACGGAATGTGCTATCTTAAAAACCGTCGTTCCGGATTTTCTTTTATGTCTTCGGCAGAAACCGTTAATTTGGCAACAATTACATCAGATGCACGATACGGTATCCTGTCTAAGTCTGGAGCCGATGCTAAGAAAATGTTTACAGATAAGGTCGTACCAATATCGGTCCACTACCCATTCTTTTTCAAACCGATACAGGATGGTATGGACAGGCCAAAGACGGAGCTTGCGTACAGAATCCCAGCATCTAAGCTCACCAGAAGAAAACTTGACAGTGGAGAAAACCCAGAAGAGCTCGAGGGATTAGATACAACTATTGACTGGAAAAACACGGGAGACAACAGCTATGACGGGGAAAAACTGAAACTGCTGGTACATGACGAATCAGGTAAATGGGAAAGACCAGATAATATATTAAATAACTGGAGAGTTACTAAAACCTGTTTAAGGTTAGGAGCAAGAATTGTTGGAAAGTGTATGATGGGTTCAACAAGCAACTCACTGGATAAAGGAGGCGCTAATTTTAAAAAATTATACTATGCCTCAGATGTTACAAAAAGAAACCGCAACGGACAGACTAGCTCGGGATTATATAGTTTGTTCATACCTATGGAATGGAACTACGAGGGATTTATTGATTCTCATGGCATACCTGTATTCGATACACCAAAAGAAGAAATTGAAGGACCCCACGGCGACATAATAGATCAAGGGGTAATACAGCATTGGCAAAACGAGGTTGATGGTTTAAAAGATGACCAGGACGGTTTAAATGAATACTATAGGCAATTTCCTAGAACGGAGCAACACGCTTTTCGAGATGAAGCCAAGGAATCTTTATTTAATCTCACTAAAATATATCAACAGGTTGATTACAATGAAGATTTAAAAAATTCTAGTGTAGTAACACGCGGGAGCTTTTATTGGGAAAACGGTATTAAAGACACAAGAGTGATGTTCGCTCCAAATAAAGATGGTAGGTTTTTAATATCTTGGATACCGAATAAAAACCAACAAAACCGCGTAATATTAAAAAATGGCATTAAATACCCAGGTAATGAACACATGGGCGCGTTTGGGTGTGATAGCTATGATATATCAGGAACAACCGACGGGAAAGGATCAAAAGGGGCGCTTCACGGTTTAACAAAGTTCAGTATGGAAGATGCTCCAGCTAACTCATTTTTCTTAGAATATATATCAAGACCTCAAACGGCAGATATATTTTTTGAGGACGTGTTAATGGCATGTGTATTTTACGGTATGCCTATATTAGCTGAAAACAATAAACCTCGATTGCTTTATTATTTTAAAAGAAGAGGGTACAGGGGTTTTTCAATGAACCGTCCTGATAAGCTTTTAAATAAACTTTCAGTTACAGAAAGAGAAATAGGTGGCATGCCTAACTCAAGTGAAGATATTAAGCAAGCACATGCGGCTGCTATTGAATCTTATATAGAAGACCATGTTGGTTTAATGAAAGATGGATCTTATGGCACAATGTATTTTCAAAAGACCCTAGAAGATTGGGGTAAATTTAATATAAATAATAGAACTAAGTTTGATGCTTCTATTAGCTCAGGCTTAGCTATAATGGCTTGTAATAAAAACAAATATAGCCCAAGGGCTGAAAGAATATTAACATCACATACTTTAAGTTTTAAAAAGTACAATAATAAAGGACATAGTTCAAAAATAATATAAATGGTATATACTAACTACAATAGTTCATTTCCTGACCAGGTGGTACCTGCTGCAGAAAAGCTAAGCTTAGAGTATGGGGAAGCCGTAGGTAGAGCTATCGAAAACGAATGGTTTAGAAATACACGTTCGGGTGGAGATAGATTTATGGCAAACTACCAAAATTTTCATAGATTAAAGTTATACGCTAGAGGTGAGCAGTCTATACAAAAGTACAAAGACGAGTTAGCTATCAACGGGGACTTGTCTTATTTAAACTTAGATTGGAAACCAATTCCGGTAATATCTAAATTTGTAGATATTGTTGTTAATGGAATGTCGCAAAGATCTTACGAAATAAAAGCATTTGCACAAGACCCGGAATCTTTAAAGAAAAGAACAAATTACGCTGAAAGAATAATGCGTGACATGATGGCTAAAGATTTTTTAGACAATGTTCAAAGTACCTTAGGAGTTAATATGTACTCTACTGACCCTGAGTCTTTGCCTAATGATGTTAAAGAGTTGGGTCTTAAAATGCAGCTAGAATTTAAAGAGTCTGTTGAAATAGCTGAAGAGCAAGCGATAGATACTATATTAGATAAAAATAAATACGACCAATCTAGAAAAAGAGTTCTATACGATTTGGTTGTATTAGGAATTGGCGCAACGAAAACAAATTTCAATCCAACAGAAGGTATTACGGTTGATTATGTTGATCCTGCTAGCTTAGTGTATTCTTATACAGAAGATCCAAATTTTGAGGATTTATATTATGTTGGTGAAGTTAAAACTTTATCATTGTCAGAAACCAAAAAACAATTTCCTTATTTAAGCGATCAAGACTTACAGGAAATACAAAAGTTTGGTAATTCGCCAGGTAACTACCTAAGAAATTATGCGGGAGATAATACGGATGATCAAGTTAATATATTGTATTTTGAATACAAAACCTACAATGATCAGGTTTTTAAAATAAAAAGAACGGATACAGGCTTAGAAAAAGCTTTAGAAAAACCCGACACTTTTGCTCCACCTCCAAACGATAATTTTGAAAGAGTGGGTAGGACTATAGAAGTTTTATTTAGTGGCGCTAAAATTCTTGGGCAAAACAAGATGCTAAAATGGGAGTTGGCTGAAAATATGACTAGACCATTTGCGGACACCACTAAAGTTAAAATGAATTATTCTATTTGCGCTCCTAGAATGTACAAAGGGCGAATAGATTCTTTAGTTAGCAGAGTAACTGGCTTTGCTGATATGATACAGCTAACACATTTAAAAATGCAACAAGTAATGTCCCGTATGGTTCCCGATGGGGTTTACGTGGATGTTGACGGTTTAGCTGAAGTAGATCTCGGTAATGGTACAAACTACAATCCAGCGGAGGCATTAAATATGTATTTCCAAACAGGTTCTATTGTAGGTAGGTCTTTAACACAAGACGGAGATATTAACAGAGGCAAGGTGCCTATACAAGAACTACAGTCTTCCAATGGGATGGCAAAGTTATCAGCATTGATACAAACATATCAATACTATTTGCAAATGATTAGAGACGTGACCGGATTGAATGAGGCACGTGATGGAAGTACACCTGATAAAAACGCTCTTGTTGGTTTGCAAAAAATAGCGGCTGCAAATTCTAACACAGCTACAAGGCATATATTGCAGGCTCAGTTGTATATTACACTATCCACTTGTGAAAACATAGCTTTACGACTAGCCGACGCATTAGCGTATCCTTTAACAGCTCAATCATTAAAGCAGTCAATTAGCACCTATAATGTAGGTACACTAGAAGAGTTGGCTACATTGCAAATACATGACTTTGGTATATTTTTAGACTTAATGCCAGACGAAGAAGAAAGAGCAAAGTTAGAAAACAATATACAGACTGCGCTATCCGCGGGTTTAATTGGCTTGGACGATGCTATTGATATTAGGAATATATCAAACATTAAAACGGCTAATGAATTTTTAAAGGTTAGGCAAGCTGAAAAAGCAAAGCGTGATCAAGAAGCACAGCAAGCTAACATTGCAGCTCAAGCTCAGGCTAACGCTCAGTTAGCGCAGCAAACAGCATTAGCAGAAACACAAAAACAACAAGTTCTTACAGAGCAAAAAATACAGTTAGAACAGGCTAAAATGCAATTTAGCATACAACAGTTACAGCAAGAGGCTAATATTAAAAAGCAATTAATGGGTGAGGAGTTCAATTACAATATGCAATTAGCAGAAATGAACACAAGATCTCAAATGGGTAAAGAAAATAATAAAGAAGATCGTAAAGACGATAGGGCTAAGTTAGTAGCTACACAACAAAGTGAGCTAATTAACCAACGCCAAAATAACGCGCCGCCTAAAAACTTTGAATCATCTGGAATGGATGTTCTTGGCGGGTTTGGTTTAGAACAATTTGAACCAAAGTAAAGTAAATTTTTAATTATTTAATTATATTATATTATGTCAGAAGTAAAACAAGAAGGGGAATTTAAAATTAAAAAAAGAAAAACCCCAAAAAAACTGGTTAAAAACGACGAAGTAGTTAAAGTCGATTTATCCAAACCAAAAGAAGAAGAAGTTACCAAAGTGGTAATTGACGAACAACCAAAAGAGGAAAAAGATGCCGTTCAAGAACAAAGCTCAGATGCAAGCAATGATACTGTCGGACAATCCGAAAACGAAAGCAACAGCAAAGAAGTGGTTGAAGAAGTACGGGACACCCCTGCAGAAGCGGATGACAGCGTACTCCAAGAAATAACAGACGAAGAGGTAAAAGAAGAAGCTGAAGCTCCGCAGGAATTGGTTGAAGAAACCGTTGCGGAACATAGGCAAGAACATAACTTACCTGAAAACATTCAGAAGGTTGTAGAATTTATGAATGAAACAGGCGGAACATTACAAGATTATGTGCGCTTAAACGCTGATTACTCTAATGTAGATAATGTTACATTACTAAGAGAGTATTATAGAAAAACAAAGCCCTATTTAGAAGGCGAAGATATTAACCTTTTACTTGAAGACTTTTCATACGATGAAGAGCTTGATGAAGAAAGGGATGTGCGCAAAAAGAAAATTGCGTACAAGGAAGAAGTTGCAAAAGCCAAAAACTATTTGGAAGGTTTAAAGAGCAAATATTACGAGGAAATCAAGTTGAGACCCGGCGTAACTCAAGACCAACAGAAAGCTATGGATTTTTTCAATAGATACAACGAAGAGCAGCAGGCAAACAAGCAAGTGCGCGATGTGTTTTTAAAAAGTACAGAAAATTACTTTAACAATGATTTCAAAGGTTTTGATTTTAACGTGGGTGAAAAAAAATACAGGTACTCAATAAAAGACACTAGCTCAGTTATGAATGAACAAAGTGATTTAACAAGCGTTGTCGGAAAGTTTCTAGACAAAAACGGCCAAGTTAAAAATTACTCTCAATATCATAAAGCTATATATGCGGCCAGAAATGCCGACACAATTGCCCAACATTTTTATGAACAAGGCAAGGCCGACGCAGTGCGTGATATAACAGCTAAATCTAACAACGTTTCAGCTGATGTAAGACAATCTGTTCCAGGTAATGTTTTTGTTAACGGGTTAAAAGTGAAGGCTGTTAATGGTGTTGATTCTTCAAGGTTAAAAATTAAAACACGAACTAAAAACTAATTTTAAAACATTTTATTATGGCAGGAAATTTTGTAAACGGTGGTGCTTTTCCAGCGTCCACGTTGCCTTCACAAAAGCAGCAAGCGCTTAGCACAAACTATTTAAACTTTACTGACGGATCAGGAAATGATTTTGCACAGCAATATCTACCTGAAATCTACGAGGCAGAAATAGAAAGATACGGAAATCGTACTATCTCTGGCTTCTTACGTATGGTAGGAGCAGAAATGCCTCTACAATCTGACCAAGTTGTTTGGTCTGAACAAAACAGACTACACGTATCTTACCAAGATGTGACTAGTGACCAACTCACCACATTAACTTTGCCAGCTGGCCACGTTATTGTACCAAACATGACTTTAGTAGTCGGTGACAATAAAACAGTAGGTGGATCACCAAAAACTGAAAAAGTTATTGTAGGTGCTGTAACTGATACAACTGCAACTGTATATCCTTATCAAGCTGCTGACTTGAGCGGTTTGGGAACTGTTGTTAATGTATTTGTATATGGTTCTGAATTTGCTAAAGGTACAGTAGGATCTACGGCAAACATCACTCCATCTTTTACGCAGTTTTCTAACTCGCCAATCATTATCAAAGATAAATATTCTATCTCTGGTTCTGACACAGCTCAGATTGGTTGGGTAGAAGTTGCTACTGAAGCTGGAACTTCTGGATTTTTATGGTACTTAAAAGCTGAAGGCGAAACTCGCTTACGCTTTGAAGATTACCTAGAAATGTCTGTAGTTGAAGGTGAACTTGCCGATGCTGCAGGTGGTTTTGCTACTAACCAAGCTTTAGTGCCTGGATTTAGTGCTACAATCAACGGTAAAGGTACTGAAGGTTTATTCGCGGCTATTGAAGATCGTGGTAACGTATATACTAACGCTGATTTTGCTGGAACTGGAGCTGGCTCTGGTATTGCTGAATTTGACGTTATTCTTAAGCAATTAGATACGCAGGGAGCTATTGAAGAAAACATGCTTTTCTTAGATAGAGACACGAATCTAGCTTTTGACGATATGCTAGCTAATATCTCTTCCGGTGGCCAAGGCGGTACAGCTTATGGATTGTTTGAAAACTCAGAAGAAATGGCATTGAACCTAGGGTTCAGCGGTTTCCGAAGAGGTTCTTACGATTTTTATAAGACTGACTGGAAATACTTAAATGACATCTCCACTCGTGGTGGTATGGATGACATTGATGGTGTGCTTATTCCAGCGGGAACTTCAACTGTATACGATCAAATTCTTGGATCTAACATCCGTCGACCATTCTTGCATGTACGTTACCGTGCTTCGCAAGCTGATGACAGACGTATGAAATCTTGGATTACTGGTTCTGTAGGTGGAGCTGCTACATCTGATCTTGATGCTATGGAAGTACACTTCCTATCTGAAAGATGCTTATGTGTGCAAGCTGCAAATAACTTTGTGTTATTTACATCTTCTCCAGTAGTATAATTATTCTGTAGTAATTACCCTCGTTGAACTGACGAGGGTAGTTATTACTTTTATTAACATTTTTATTTTATTATATTATGGCTAAAGAAGCTAAAGCAGTAGAAAAAACTGAGGTTGCACCTCAACCAACTGTAGAAAAAAAACAAACAGTTAAACCAGAACAAACGGTACCAGAGTGGGAAATTAAAGATAGAACTTATTATTTAATAGGAAAACGCAACCCATTAACCCACATAATTCCGTCGAAGCATAGTAGAAGGTATCCTTTATTATGGTTTGATGAAAAAGCGGGTAAGCAAAGAGAATTGCGATACGCGACTAATCAAAGCTCTCCTTTGGTAGACGAACAGAAAGGTGAATCAACAATGGCCCACATTATATTTAAAGAGGGCACTTTGTTTGTTCCAAAACAAAAACAAAATCTCCAAAAACTTTTGTCTTTATATCACCCAATGAAGGGGCGGATATACAATGAGTTTGATAAAGTTAGCAATGCTAAAGATGAAATTGTAGAAATTGAAATGCAAATTGAAGCATTAAATGCGGCCAGAGAAATGAATGTTGATCAAGGCGAAGCAATTTTAAGAGTAGAGCTTGGATCTAAGGTGACGGAAATGTCATCTAAAGAAATAAAAAGAGATTTATTAATATTTGCAAAAAATAATCCAGATTTATTTATTGAGCTTGCTACAGATGAAAATGTTCAACTTAGAAACATAGCAATTGTCGCAACAGAAACAAATATAATTAAACTATCGGGTGATAACAGAACATTTACTTGGGCTTCTAATAATAGAAAGCTTATGACAGTTCCGTTTGATGAAAACCCATACTCTGCTATGGCTGCGTTCTTTAAAACCGATGAAGGTATTGAAGTTTTAAGGTCAATAGAGAAAAAGTTACAATAACGTGTAATAATAATGCAAGCGGTAGTTTATTCTGCCGCTTAGTATTATAATAAATAAAACAAATGGCAGTAAGCGTAGATACAGTATATAGAACTGTTTTGTTGATATTAAACAAAGAAAGCAGGGGTTATTTAACGCCTGATGAATATAACAAAATTGGTGCACAAGTACAACTTGAAATGTTCAACGAATATTTTGAAGACTTAAATCAACAGCTACGTATTCCTGAAAATGACAGTGAGTACTCTAATAGGGTAAAAAACATAGAGGAAAAGTTAGCTCCATTTAAAACAATACCCACCACGGCAAACTACAACCCGGGTGGATATTTTAATTTGCCCACACCATCTTCTCAAGTGGCGCAAGAAACAATAACTACCGTAATAGGACAATCTGCATATGCTTTTCAAGTATTGCAAGCAGCTCAAGTTTCAGAAGGAACGCTACAAGTATTTTTTGATGGTGTTTTGCAAACAGAAAATATTGAATATACTTTATCTGCGAGCGGAGGATTTATAACTGTAAACTCAATTCCAACAACTGTTTTTTCAATAAATGTAGTTCTTTATCAAAATGATTTTTATAAAATAGGAACAGTTATATACGACGACGAGCTCGAGGTTGAAAGAATAAACCGAAATGACTTTTTGTATGTTAACATGTCACCTTTGACAAAGCCTACAACAGAATATCCTGTATATATTTTTGAAGAAAATAAATTATACGTATACCCGAAAAGTATACAAAGTAATATAACCGCAAGTTATTTAAAAAAGCCTATTGCACCTGTTTGGGCATTCACGACAAGCGGAGGGTACATATACGATCCAGCAAATAGTGTAAATTTTGAATTACAACCAACAGAGCAGACTTCATTAGTAATAAGGATATTGGCATACGCGGGAGTAGTTATAAGAGATCCTCAAATAGTTCAAGCTGCTGCTGGGAAAATACAAGAAGAAAAAGTAAACGAAAAAAGCTAATAGATGGGATTAATAAACGAAACAAATCAACAATATTACGCGGCTTCGCAGGTAATACATCAGACACTTTTAGGTGTATCTTCGTTGCAATATACGTTTGACGAAAAAATGGAACTGTACAATAGCACGTCATGGAGCCCAACTGATGTAAACTATTGGAAAAATAATTTTGTATTAGAGTATAGCCAATCTGGATTGGATCCTTACGCACCGGTTAGCGTTGAATACACATTATCAAAAAACTTAATAGCATTAACCACAGGTGATTTTGCCGTAGGCTTTTATAGAGTTCGTTTAAAGGAAACTAATTATGGGGATTACGCGGGAGTGAGCCTCAAGGACATTGTTAATAATTTTATTGTGGCGTATGTAGGAGAAGGTAAGATTATACCAAGCGTCAAAAGAACAGAGGTAGTTTTCCATGCAAAAAGAGGTGTTCAAGAATTTAGCTACGACACTTTAAAGAGTGTTAAGCAACAAGAATTAAGTATACCGAATAATCTTTCAGTTATACTTCCTCAGGATTATGTAAATTATGTTAAGCTATCTTGGGTTGATAAGATGGGAGTTAAGCATGTTATATATCCAACCCGCCTTACTTCTAACCCCACTGAGATGCCAATCCAGCAAACTGATAACGGTGTTCCTATACAGGATGAATATGCGGAAAATTTGCAAGGCACGCCACTTATAGACGAAAGATGGAGTAATGCTAATACGAATAGAATTACGGGTACTTGGGATAGTGAATTTTATAACAGTTATGACGCGGAAATAGACGCTTATACATGGAGAGGTAGCACGCTCGGTCAGAGATACGGCTTAAATCCAGAAACAACAAATGTTAATGGATTTTTTACAATAAATGAAAGAGAAGGTAAAATTTCTTTTTCAAGTAATCTTGTGGGAAGGCTTATAATATTTGAGTACATATCAGATGGGCTTGCGTATGATAAAGACATGTACGTCCCTAAGCTAGCCGAGGAGGCTATGTACGCACATATAGCATACTCTATCTTGTCTGTTCGCATGAATATGCCCGAATACCTTGTACAAAGATTTAAACGCGATAGAAGCGCTAAATTACGTAATACGAAAATAAGACTTTCAAATCTAAAGCTAGAAGAAATTACGCAGGTATTTAGAAATAAATCTAAAATAATTAAACACTAATATGGCTGAAGCTAAAAACAGTTTCCTTAAGGCAAAAATGAATCAAGACCTGGACGACAGGTTATTGCCCAATGGAGAGTATAGAACCGCTCAGAATGTGCTTGTTGGTAAATCTGAAGAAGATAGCGTTGGGACACTGCAAAATATTAAAGGTAATACAATTGTATCAGGAACGCAGCTTGGAGTTGGTGCTTATGGTCAAATAGAAATTATAGGGTACTACATGGACCCAACAAGTAACCGTATTATAACATTCACAACAGACTGGAGCGGTTCCGCTGTTGCTCCCGCGGACGCTAGCTGCGCCGTAAGATCTTATAATTTAAATAATGGATCTTACAATGTTTTAGTAGAGGGTAGTTTTTTAAACTTTTCTCAGAACAACACGATAATAGCTGTTAATCTTTTGGAAGATTTACTTTTTTGGACAGACAATAGAAATCAGCCTAGAAAAATAAATATAGAAACCGCTTTAAGAGAAGGTGTTTCTCATTACTACAAAGAAAATCATATATCAGTATCTAAATACAACCCGTATCAAGCAATACTTCTTATAAATAAACAAGAAGAATCTGTAATATCTGTTACTTCAGAAACAGAAATAGAAGTTGCGGAAAATGCAAATATAACAGTAGGAATGACTGTTTTAGCATATAGAAATGGGGTTGAAATATTGTTTCCTTACGATTATGTAACTGTAACAGCGGTAGAGCCTTCCTCAGTTGCAGGGCAGATAATAATAACAACAACACAACCCCCAGCTGCATTTCTTGGTTACGAGGTTGGAGACGAAGTATGCTTTCTAATTTCTACAATGACCGACAAAGCTGAGGACCCTACTTGGCCAGGGGATCCGGATTATTTAGAAAATAAATTTGTTAGATTTGCTTATAGATTTAAATTTGAGGATAACGAATATTCTATATATTCTCCTTTTACACAAATAGCATTTATTCCTAAGCAAAAAGGCTATTTTATTAATGGAGATGAAAATAAAGCAATTGGTAGCACTATATTAGATTGGTTTGAAAATAACGTTAACAACATTGAATTAATTATACCGCTTCCTGATAAGGGTATAAATATAGCTAATAGTTATAAAATATCTGAAATAGATATATTATACAAAGAGTCGGATTCGTTGGCGGTAAAAGTTTTAGATACAGTTAACGTAAGCGTTATTAATAATGAAGAAAATTATTATTCATATTCTTATCAATCGCGTAAGCCTATTAGAACACTTCCAGAAGAGCAGACCATTAGGGTTTTTGACAAGGTCCCATCAAAAGCTTTTTCCCAAGAAATAATTAGTAATCGCGTTGTGTATGGTAATTTTTTAACTAAACCTTCACCCCCTAGCTCAATTAGCTATACTGTTAATTTTCAGCCAAAAATAGCTTCTTGCGACTATCCTTCGTTTATAGAATATCCAAATCATAATATTAAACAAAACAGAAACTACCAAGTTGGGTTTGTTTTATCTGATAAGTTTGGTAGGCAATCTTCAGTTATATTGTCGCCTGTTTTGTCTAGAACTATTGGTACAGCAGATTTTGGAGGATCAACAATATACGCGGAATATATGTCTGACGATCCAGTTGGTTCAGGGGATATTGACCCTGGCTTTATGCCTCAAGGTGTTAAAGATTGGTTTGGCAACTCGCTGGTTGTTCAAATAAATGACCCTATTAACGGGGGTTCTACGGGTCTTTACGCTACTCCATCTGAAGACGGCAGTGGGTTTGCTTTAGACAATAGCCAACCGGTAACAATTACGGACACTGAATATATTTTTACATTAGATACAACAGCCACTGAAAACACGGCTATTCCAAAAGAGAATGAATATCTTAGAGGGCAATATATTGATTATGTAAAAATAACCAACGTAGATGCCTCAAATGCACCTGTTTATACGATAACTACAGAAAGCAAGGTTAATGAATCATATAAATCAACCCCTGGTTTGCCTGTAGGTTTGAAAGATATTAAGTATGCTTATATTTTAAATCCCAACGGATGGTATTCTTATAAAATGGTAGTTAAGCAAATAGAACAAGAATACTACAATGTTTATTTACCTAGTGCTTTTAGCGCTGCTGGCCTTGTTACTGGTTCTACAGATACGGATGCCAACGTAAGTTATGTAACATTGATAAATGACAATATAAATAAAATCCCAAGAGATTTAGCGGAAGTTGGACCTGACCAAAAACAATATAGAAGTAGTGTAAAACTATACGGAAGAGTAGCTCCGAGTTTTGATGCTAATACATCAATTTACAAGAACAAGCAATACTTTCCATTAAGATCATCTGATACGTCTACGGTTGTAGGAAACGCAAGTGACCTTATAGGAGCCACTACTGCGGCTCAACAATTTTCCGCTATATCCAATACCACACAAACAACAGATACAATAATTGTAAAAAATCTTTACCCTGGAAACGTAATTCCTAGAGGAGCTAAAATAAATAATAGTTCCCTTACAAGTGTAAGCCCAGGAACGTATGTGGAAAGCTGTTCAATACTTGGATTTAGATATAATGGAGCCCCCTCTGAGGACGGGGTTTGGGCTGAAATTAAGTTAAGTAATACTGTTGGCGCTGCAGTGGGCAACTTTATTAATTTTATTACAGAACCTGGAGCTTATATATTTCAAGGTGAAACCGATCCAATACTTGCTAGAGTCTCTACAACAAAGCAATTCGGTATAAACTACAACGACTTTGCTCTTACAAATGCAAATGCACCTGAGGACAGATTTCAACTATCGGTTTATGAAACAGATCCTTTTATATCAGCGCTAGATATATATTGGGAAAGCTCTGAAAGTGGATTAATTTCTGATATAAACGAAGATGTAGCTGTTGGGTATGACGGGCCAACCTCTTTGCAACCACCAGAATTTGAACTTTGGGAAGACGATCCAATAGGACACATATTAACACAAACTTTTTACCCAGTAGATCAATTTGGTGTAGCAATACCACAAACATCTTTAAATTCTTTTTCTGTTGAAGATGGAGCAGGGAATGTTACACAAAACGGCGCTTTATTTTCAATAAATCAAATTACTAGCGGTCCGGATCAGGGTGCTTACCAAATCCAGTCAGCTGCGGAATTTGCTTATTTATGGAACAGCTATCAAAACAATGTATATACCTTTTCTATAGAAGTGCAAAACACAAATCCTTCAACAGAGTGGGAATTCCAAACTTTAACTTTTACTGGAAGTCTTAAAAATAGACCTCCTGATTTTACTTTACCATCGCCCCCTAACTACGTTTTTAACAATACCTTTGGGTTAAACACCCCAATTGCAGATTTTGGATTGTTTTACAATCCAGCTAACCCAACTAATCCTGTGAATGGCACTATTGACGCAAACTTAAAAACAGAAGATTTAGTTTGGGATATAGAATATGGTAATGATGACGGCTTTTTTGAAATGGACCCTAACGGTTTTATAACAATAACACTAGCTGGATCGCAGGCTCCTAACGCTGTATATCCAGTTGGAGTCAGGTTATCTGATGCCACAGAGCTTAATCAATTCCAAGACCCCGGTCGATTAAGTGTTACAAAAGTGGTAAATTTAATAAAAGGATTTGAGCCTACAAATTTTAACAATCCTGTACAAGGTTCTGAATCGTATGTTAATTGGTGTCAATACACAAGTCCATTTGAAGTTAACACAATTTATTACATGTCTGACTTCAATTATGCTCAATTACCTCCTAATGATGTTTTTGATTTTTTACCAGCAACTTTACCGCCAAATTTTAATGTTAACTTTCAGCCGACTACACCAGCTCTAAAAAGGGGTGAGTTTGCTTTTGGATTAGAAAACTGGTATGCTTATCCTTACGATTGCAATGGCGATGGGGCAACAGCACATAGTTTTGTTGAAGTAGAAGCTTATAAAAGGCCAATTGACAGTTCAACTGGTATACCAATAGGTGGTGCTAATGCAGCATGGACTCCAGCTCCGGATTTAAATGGTATTGTGGTGCAGAATGTTAATTATCATTTTATAGATGTTTACGATAAGGCAGGAGAGACTGCGGCTCAAGGAAGCCAAGGAATGAGTTCTTGGTTAGCTTTTGGAGACACCATGCATGAATATGCTTTTTTAGTAACTATAAAAAATGGCTCTGGTTTTACGCGGACCTCAACCTCTGGCTACATTAGGATTAGAGATTTGCACTACCCTGGACCAAATTTTACTCAAATACCTTATGAATTTACAAATGGTTCTGGCGACTACTACTATGCGGACAGCCCCTTTTTCCAATATAATTTAAGGTACTTTCAGACTTCTGATCTTATTGATCAAGTTGCCGTAAATCCACCGGGGTTTGACGGTAATAGTCTTACCACATATGTAACAAAAAGATATACATCTCCAACGACTAGTGTTCCAGTGATGGACGCTCAATTTAATTGGTGGGACTTTAGCGTAGGAGTTGTGATGAATAACCCGGAGATTTGGTATTGCAGAGGTACCGGCACGTATGATGCTCAAAATGATGTTGACAAAACAGGGACTCCTCCGTTTGTGGTAACTAAAAAAGTTACAACGACTAATAATAGTTATCCGCCTTCACCAACCGCAAACTGGCAAACCCGTGGACCTAACTATCCTGGGGAGTTTCCATGGAATAGATCTCAGCGATTAAGCGGTGGTACCGGTGTACCAACTCCTCCAGGAGGTGGATTTTGGTCTCAGTTTTTTCCTGACATGTAGTTTATAAGGTAATAAATTTAAAAAACAAGTAATTAAATAATATGGCAGCTATACTAGAAGTAAAGTATTATAATTCCTTTTGGTTGAAAAAAATTAAAGAGGTCACAGATCAAGGTAGCGAGCCTTTAGAGCAGACTATTAATATTAATTTTCAAGACCCATTAAACAAAGCTTTAGTTGGAATAAATCCACAAATCAATATTTTGCAAGGAGACGTAGGGTCACAAATAATTATACAAAACCCAGACGGGCAGCAATTTAGCGGATATATATTAGAAAAACCTTTTCCTAATAGAATATTATTAAATAAAGACCCTGGATTTGATCTTAATACTGATCCTGGAGCCGTGGTAACTATTGGTAAAATTATAAACTTTGATCAAGTTCCGCAGTATTATACAGAGTCTGAGGACGATTGGTATATTGAAGAAGCCAGGATACGTGGAGGCTATAACAATACCTCGGTTGATTTTGGCGTAAAAGCTTATGCTGTTGACGAAAATCCAAATGGTGAGGTAAGAAATAATGCTTTAATATACTCTGGAATATATAATTCAAAAACTGGAACTAACAACACAAATCAATTTCCGATTGGGTCAGAAATAACAAAAGCGGTAGACCCAGCGAATGGTTCAATACAAAAATTATATGCCGAGGATTCTAACTTAATTATATTTCAAGAAGATAAAGTTAGTAGAGCTCTGATAGATAAAGACGCTATTTACTCTGCAGAAGGTGGTGGAACTGTTACAACAAGCAACTTAGTAATTGGCACAATACAGCCGTATGGTGGCGAATATGGTATATCAACCGAACCTGAAAGCTTCGCTGTGTATGGCTACAGAAAATATTTTACTGATAGAAAAAGAAACGCTGTGCTTAGATTATCAATGGATGGCATTGAAGAAATATCTAGATATGGCATGACTGATTTCTTTAGAGACAACTTGTCTAGTTTAATTTCAATTTCCAAAGTTATTGGCGGGTATGATTTGCATACTAAAAAATACGACGTTTCTTTATCGCTACAAGGTCAATTTTTAGAAGTTGGTAATCCAAAGCAAAGCTACAGCACTCTTTCTTTTGATGAAAGCGTTAAAGGGTGGACAAGTTTTTATACTTATGACCCTGATTTTGTGGCTAGTTTAAAAAATAAATTTTACTCATTTAGAGCAGGGGGAATTTGGGAACATTACAGAAACAATGGAGGCTATAGTACATTTTATAATGTGCCTAATAATTCTAGTGTTACTTTTATATTTAACCCAAATGTTTCGATGGTTAAGGCATTTAAAACTGTTAACTACGAAGGGTCTGCTGGTTGGGAAGCTACAGCTATTAACACCGACCAAGATACAGGTGTCCCAATTGGACAATATGTTTCTACAAACAGCTTAGCGTCTTTAGAAAATCAACTATTTGTAAACCAATTTATAAACAAAGAAGGTAAATATTTTGCAAATATAAACAACAATACATTACAACAAACCGGTGCTGTTATTTACGGTAATTCAATGACAGGAGTTAAAGGGTTTTTTAATACAGTAACCATGTCCTTGGTTGGGACGAATGCAACAGCTAGCCAAAAGGAATTGTTTGCGGTATCAACAGAATATGTTGAATCATCTTATTAAATTAAATTATGAATAAATTAAATGTACGTAACCTTAAAGAAAGTGATTGGGATACACTTTGCAAATGGTGGGAAGCTTGGCCCAAGTGGGTCAACCCGCCTAAAAGCTTTTTGCCAGAAAATGGTACTGGAGGATTAATGGTCTATAAGGAAGACAAGCCTATATGCGCTGGATTTCTTTATTTCACCAACTCTGATGCTGTTTTATTAGAATGGATAGTATCAGACCCGGAATATAGGGACAAAGACCGTAAAGAAGCTTTAGAGCTCCTTATAACAGCAGCAGAAAAAGCATGTAAAGACGTAGGCATTGTGCATATGTTTAGTATTGGGCGCAATAAGCACTTAATAAACACACATAAAAAATTAGGCTGGACCGTTGACGAAAGCGCGTCCCATGAATTAATAAAAAATATATAACTATGGCAGCAATAGCAGCAGGGGCAGCTCTATCTATAGGGGGCAGTTTGATAGCGGGCGGTAAAGCTCGAAGCGCGGCACGTGCGGCAGCTAGGCAAGCAGCAGCGGCACAAAGAAAAATAGACGCAATTGAAAATAGCAGAGCAACAATTATAAACCCATACGATGAAATGGAAAGCGTAACTGGCCTTGCTGAAGATTTAAGTGGAACCATGAGCAACCCATATGCCACTTTAGGTGTTGCAACTCAAGCGGCCAAAATGCAAGCAGAAGAAGCAGACATTGCTCTTGCTAACACTTTAGACACTATGCTAGCCACAGGAGCTGGAGCTGGAGGCGCCACTGCGTTAGCTCAAGCAGCTTTAAAATCAAAACAAGGAGTAGCGTCCAGCATTGAAGGCCAAGAGGCAGCTAATGAAAAATTAAGAGCGCAAGGCGAGCAAGATTTACAAAAACGTCAAACAGCAGAAGCTCAAAGAATGCAAAATATTGCGCTACAAGATGAGCTTAGGTTACAGTCTGCAGAAGCGCAAGGCAAGGCTTATATGTTTGAATCAAAAGAACAAAGGGATGAAAACAGATTAGCTAGGCTTTCTGGCGTACAAGCAGGTGCTCAAGCAAGACAATCATCTGCTCAAGCAGGCGAAGCCGCTGCATTTGGCGGTATAGCCTCAATGGGTGGACAAATATTAGGCGCTGGCCTAGGTGGAAAATTATAACTTATAAAGTAAATATGGCTACAGATACAATAAATTTTAATCCGCCAACTATAAAGGCAGCAAAAATATCCGGAAGAGGAGGGTCTTCAGGCTCAGGTGCTACGGGCGGTGCAAATTGGACTAGCATAGGCAATAGTATTGCTTCTATAGGGACAAGTGTTGCCGCAGGAATAGCAACGCGCCAGGCAAACATTAGGCACGAAAAAGAACAGCAATTACAACTTTTAAAAAATAGAGAAGATCTGCGGGTTTTGCAATATGATAAAGTTGCATTGATAGACAAAATGCCCAATACCGGATTTGAAGACAGTAAAAATAAAATGCTTTACGGGTTAATGGACGATTTTGTGGAAATTAAAACTGCTATGGATGATCCTAATAGCGGATTGGACATGGCTGTAGCGCAAAAAGCCCTGATAGAAATTCAACAAACTGTAGCCAAGTACAAACAACAAGCCCCAGCTGTAATGGCCGCTGCAGGACATTTAAAAGAATCTTTACAAAAAAAGTTTGGAACCGCAGGTGCAATTGCAGGGGGTGTTCCAACTGAGCAGCAGCAAATATTATTAGACCTTGTTGAGGGCGGTAATGTTCAAATTGGCGCAAAAGATGGATCAATGTATTTATACAGAGTAGGAGAGGGTAACAAAGTTACAGGTGTTTTTAATATAGACGAGTACATGCAGGTTACTGATAACGGCGCAAATCCTGATGCTTATTTTAGGACCATAATTGATATAACTGACGATTCTAAAAACGCTGTTGCTGGTATACTTGGCGATGCGTCAAAACCTATGGATACTTATTATGACATAAAAAGAGCAACTAACAGCAGCGGCGAATCTGTTATTACTAGCGTGCAATGGAAGTCTGGTAATGGATTAACGACGCAACAGGCTAAAAACAGAGCCATACAAAATGTAGGGCAATTGTCCTTTTCTCACTTAACAGATGATCCTAAGTATTTGCAAGAAATGGAAGACTTATGGAATGACACAATTGGCGCTGACAGCAAAGGTATATCAGGACAAGATATGGTGTGGAATCCAAACGACGAAACTAAAAGAACATACCTAGTAAAGGGATATGTAGACAGCGCTACAGGCGAATTTATATTTGATCCAGCTGGAAATAAAACTCAAACATATAAGGATCCTATGGGTAATGAGTTAAAGCTCACTCAAAAAGAATTTGCTGAAAGATGGTTTGCTGAACAAGCAATACAAAGGTTTGGACCAAAGGTTGACAGAATTGAGAGCAGCTCAAAAGCCAGCGCTGATGGTGAAGGATCTTATTATGATATTGATTCAGCTGTTTCGCAGTTAAAACCTTTAATTAGCACGGGGTATTTTAAAGGAAATCAAGCTAGTTTCCAATTAGTAGACGAAGGGGATCCATCAACTTGGTACTACGCACCAATTGTTACAGTTCCTGGGCAAGCAGGTGTTTATGCACCAAGTCAAAAGTTTAAAATTAACGTCTATAAAACTGATAAAGATGGCAATTTGCAAAAAGATAAAAAAGGTAACCCTATAATTGATTATACAGGGCTGCGCTCCGGGATGGGTTCAAAAAGAAAATCACAATAATAAAATATAATTAAGTATGTATAAAAATGCTTCAGGTAGAACAGTAAGTATTGAACAAATGAAGTCTTGGGCGGACTCGGAAGGCGTAAGTGTTGAAGAGTACGCTTCTATGAGTGGCTTTACTTTAATTCAAGAAGAAATAGAAATTCCCAGCGATGAGGGAAAGCTAAAGGGTGCGGCAACAACGGATGCGGATGCAGCACCTGTAATAATACCGGAAAACGTATCCGAGGTTGTAACTGTGGAAAAGGAGGAGCCTGTAGAAGTAAAAGCACCGAAGTCGGAAAATCTTATCGATATGGAGTCCAGATTGGAAGAGCTTTTATTGGAGCAGAAATCCGCAAGAAGTAAACCAGGAAGCAGCGGAAGAGTGATTGGTAGAAAAATATCAACACTAAAAAGCGAAATACAACGAGAAAAAGAAGCTGTTTTTTCACCTAATAAAGGGCCGAATTTGGAAGATCCATTTAGCTTAGTTATGGAAACAGAAGAAACGGTTGAGTCTATTTTAGAAAAAGAATACCCTATTCAAATAGTACAAACAGACGTTAGAAACGCTGTTAAGTACAAAGATCCAAGAACAGGGGAAAATAAATATATAAATTTAAGACCTTCTTCATACGAAGAAAAATTAAATACAGCCAATCAAATTAATCAATTAAAAAATTCATTTGAAACGCTTACGGCTGAAGAGTACGGATCTCAAGTTGTGGATACTTTTATAGACAGATTTGAGCAAGGCACAGAAAAAGCGGATATTGAGCAATTGAACTATGGTCTTAACGGTACCGGTTATGAAATAAAAACAGTTGCACAAACCGAGCAGTCAGTAAATCCTCTTGGAGCACCTGTTATGTCTACAGCATTTTTCCAGGTTTATAAAGACGGGAAGCTTGTAGATACTTTAGGCAAAGAAGAATTGGCTGATTTTTTTAATAACAACCTAACTCCTGAAGACGAGGATATTCTTAAAAACAATTCTTTTAAAGCTTACGAAGCTTTTGAAAGTAAAATTTCAAAAAGAAAAGAAGCAGAAGGGAAAAAAGTAGATGAGTTAGATATGACCAGAGCCTACTTAGATTCTGGTAAATTTTCGGAAAGATTGGCTTTTACGTTAAGTGACCCAAAATTAGGTTTAGGATTTACAAATGAAGAGGCTCAGGTTGTTAAAAATTATATAGACAACAGAAAAGACAAACGTAAAATAAAATATACCACATATGGGGCTGCAACCTCCTCATATACCATGTCCCCTCAAGACTACGTTCAATATAAAACCGACCTTAGTGATTTACCTGAAGAAATTAAAGCTAAGCTTACGCCTGAACTGCTAGAATCTATATTTAGTCAAGGCTACGAAAACTATAAAACATCAGAATTAGATTCGCGTATGGTTACCATACAGGAGGCTATGATGAAAGAATCAGGAAAAGCTAACTTGCTTAAACTTGCCTATCGTTTTGACAAAGAGGACGTTGATCTATACAAAAAGGGTAAGAAAGAATATAAGGAAGAGTTAATTAAAACTCGTGACCATATTGCTAAAACTATTGTTGGAGAAGCTGAAAGAATATCAAAATCTACTCCAAATGTTGAATTTAAAGTAGACAATGTTGACGGTCAATACGTATTTACAGCAACCCAAACAAAAAAGGGTTTATCTGAAAAAGAGCAAAAACAAGTGAATTTAGCAATGGGACAATGGTATAAACTCCAAAGGTCTACCATGTTAGCTCAAGCTGATTACAATCAAAGCGCGCAAAATTACGTACAAGACATTGCCCAATTCCAACAAAAAAGACAAGACAGAGAGTTAACGCCAGGAGAGCTTTTTGATCTTAGCATGAAAGAATATGATACAGGGGCATTGCTAGCTAAGGATCTTAATGATGCTTTCGCCGGGCTAGCGTTAGCTGTGCCAACTGTATTAGGGGGATCTGAATATGCCGTTAAAGAACAAGAAAGACTGCAAAGAAAAAATCAGCAATTTGAAACTATGCTTACTTATGACCAAGCATTGGCGCAAGGTAGAGCTGGTTTATTTGGCTTAAGGACACTAGGTCAACAAGCACCTAATATTATATTAGCCATAGGAACATCCGGAGCTGGAACAGCGTTGGGCATGAGCAAAATAGCTACTCAGCTAGCTGTTGGTACTCAATTTGGAGTATCCTCAGGAGCTCAAAAATATAGAGACTTAGTAATGGCTCAAAAACTTGGGGAAGACGCTAAGAATCAAAAAGAATTAAACCGCGTTGCTTATGAGTCTGGCTTAATAGACTACAATACTTACGCGTCAAATGAACTCGATCTTAATAAAACAATAGCAATGGGTGATCTTACAGATCAACAAATTGTGAATGCCGCATGGGCAACTGGTTTTATTGAAGGTGGAGTAACATCATTTATAGGTACTGCGCCTAACTCGTTAAAAGCCATTAAAGACTTTTCAAAAAGCGGTGTAAATGTATCAAACTTTTTATACAAAAGTAATTTACGAAAGCTTGGCATGGCGGGTCTTGAACTTGGTAAAAGGTTAGGTGGCGAAATACTTGAAGAAGAACTTATTTACTTTGGAGATACAGCATTAAGCGAGGGCCTCATATTAGGCAGGGATATGGACTTTAGCCAATGGGATGATACAGCTGTTTCTGCTTTGATTACATCAGGCACAATGTCTACACCAGGTGTTGCGTACTCTGCATTAATGAATAATGCAGCTACCGTAGAGTTTCAAAAAGATATTAATGGTTTAACCCAAGATATACAAGACTTAAGTATAAGTATACAAGAATCTACAGACGCTAGTTCAAGAGATATACTTATTGCGCAATTGGCTACTAAAATGAAAGAGCAAGGCTTTGCTGTTACAGGTTTGGAAGTTGACGCAATAGCATTGGGTGGTGATAATCAAAAGAAACTGCTCGGCCTTGGTAGACTAGAAAAAGAGTTAATGTCTGAAGCTGGTGTAAGACCAGAAGACACCCCAACAATTGCTGAAGAAAAAGTAAACAACTATAAAGCCAAACTAAACAAAGAAGGTAAAAACCAACAGGCTGAAAATTTTGACATTAGAAGAGCTACCATTAAGAAGCAGCAAGATCAGCTTAAAAAAGATGTTAATTACGATCGCGTTGAAAACTCGCTAGGTCCATCTGGTAAAAGAATAAAACAAAAGCTTGAAACAACCGATACTAATAAAGCAAATGAATATCGTTCTTTAAATAGAAAAGACAAGCTTGCTTTTATTATTAACGAAATTAGGAATGAGCAAAGGTTAAGCCACGTTAGGCTAGCCAAGGAATCACCTGCAATCGTTAAAAAGGTAGAAAGCTTAGTAGATGCAAACGGCAAGCCTTTGTCTAAAACAGCAAAAGAAAAAGCATACGCTAACGCGGGGGCCAACCTTATGTTCAATAAAGGTAGAGCAATAACTTTGAGTACAACCGCAAAGGCTTCTTCTGAAATAGTTAATGCTGCTGATTTAACAATACTTGAGGTTTCTAATAAGAAAGAAGCTCAAAAGCTATTAGAAGACACAGACTTAGACGACGACGCTAAAAATGAGATATACGCATCGTTAGAAAAAGAGGGCAGTAATGGTTTTATATATAATAACAAGTATATTACTTTTAACAAAGATCGCGCAGAAGCCGCAATAAAAGAGGGTAACATACTGCAATCAACCGCTATAGTGCACGAAGTAGCACACGCTATTGATGATCGTGTTTTTGATACGCCTGAAAAACAAAAACAATACGCGGACAATCTTCATGCTAGGCTATCTCAGCCTGATTTAGCTGGTGTTGATGAACAGGTTAAAAACGTATTAGCAAACAGAGATGACCTTGCTGATGATGCTGGTAAAGAATGGAAAGACACAAGCGCTGCATACAAAGATGAGTACACGAAGGTTGCTCAAGAAACTTTTTATGCTTTTGACGCTGAGCTTAATCAAGAAGCTAAAAGATCTAAGGAAAGTTTTTTCAATGGCATTAACACTGCCACTCCTGACGGTGCTTTAAATTACATGCTAAACCGTAACGCTGACTTTAGAGAAGGTAAGATTGGCAAGCGTATACAAAAGAAAGTTAAAAAAGGGCCCAAAAAGTCTTCGCTAAAAGGTAAACCATCATTTAGCGCGCCAAGCAGTTTTAATACTGATGACAAAAACAGAATGTTTCAAAAAGGTAATGAAGCATTTAACACGGGGGCAGAATCTTATGGATTAGATTTAAGAATAAATGAAGACGGTAAACCAAATTTTACAAAAGAACAATGGGATGCTGTTCCTGATGATACTAAATTAGTATTAGGTTATTTTGTAGGGCAGGAATATGAAAGCTATGTAGCATACAGAATGCGATCAAGAGATCAAGTCCCTAGGTATGATGAGTTTAAAGATGAAATAATAAATAAAACCGCAACAGGTATTCAAAAAGGAGATGATGGTATACCTTTCTTAATAAAATCATACAATCCCGAAGGCGGAACAAAGCTTAGTAGTTACATATTTGGTCAAATAGACAATAGATTACAAGGCGTAATTAATAAAACAAAAGGCTTTGGTGAACTTACCGTAGAAGCCGCCCCTTCTGAACCAGGAAGAAGAGAACTTGTTGGTAAAGAAAAAGCTGACGATACTTTAAAAAGAGCAGAGCGCGAGGCTAAAGAAGTTAAAAAAGAATTTCCACAGATAACCGATGAGGTTATTGTTCTTGATAAAGAAGGAAACCCAGTATCAATATCTAATCAAGTTCAAAAGAAAGTAAAAGACAGTGTTAAAGTAGCATATGCTACAACTAAGTTTACCGCTCCTATTGGTAGTAAAAAATTCAGAACTGAGCTTGCTAATGCAATGCGTAATAAATTAGGTAACTTATTCAAAAGTATTATGGATCGCGGCGCTAACTTCGATAATACTGAGAAAGTTGGTAATAAAGAAAAAAGAGCCAATTACGATTCGTTCGTGGATAGAAACTTTCAGAATGTGTATAGCATAATGCCTAAGTCTACCATTTCAGACAGATTTCCATTTTTAATGGAGGAGATCACGAATGAAGATGGTTCTCCAGATTACATGTCAGTTGCCGAGGTTGAGGCTTACAACGACGCTATTGATCGCGGCGCTATAAGAGGTAAGCGTATTGCAAATAAGTATGCAAACAATCGTAAGTTTAAGAAAAGAAAATATGATGGCCAAGTTAAAAAAGAAGGTACTGAATATTTAAAGGCTAACGATAAAGCAACCAACGTACGAAATGCACGTAAAACTTCGTTTGCAGATGTTATTGCTGAAGAGGCTGCTTTTGATATATTGCCAGAAGTACTAAGAGAAAATGGTTTAGCTAAAGAAGCTGAAATTGTTGAAATTGAAAAACAAACAGGTAGAGGTAAATTTTCTGTTGGTAGAATGGATCCTACAGAAAGATTTAAATTTGATCTAAATAAAGATTTGTTTTTTGATCGTGTAATGAGCCTTAAAAATCTTAGTAAGGGTAATATTAAGAAAGTATTTTTAACAACGTATGGAGCGCTTGATTTTGATCCTAAGATAATAGACGGCGTAGCTGAACAGTTTGCAAACAGACTTAAACCCGTTAACAAAGCGGTAGAAAGCGTGCCAGTTCCATTGTTTAAAGAAATATTAATTGATATATCAAATCAAGCAGACGAGGCTTTAGCTTTACAAAAATTAGTTGGGGCAGCAATGAACGCTTCTGAAGTTTTTAGAGATAAAGATAACATTATACTCACTAGGGCGGCAGCAATTGAGAACATGCAGATGATAATTGACAAGTACGGTGTTGATGAAGGTCTACAGATGATTGTAGCTTTTGCAAATAGCTCGTTTAGTTCATCAGCTTCAATAGGGTTATTTAAGTTTGATTTAAAAACTCAAAAACTAGTACCAGGCATTAGAAAAGACGGAAGACCCATAACAAAACCAGGAGCCGATTTGTTTAGTGGAGCAGAGGATTTACTGCAAAGCCTGTACAATAAATTAAATTTAGATGGCAAAAAGATTGATAAAATAACAAACAAAAAATTATTTTTTACAGACGGAACCTCGGTTGATAGAAAGTATAGCCCTGTAACTAACGTGTCAAAAGGCATGCTAAGGGAAAACTATAAGCCTGATGAAATAAACTACAAAGCTGCCCAAGAGTTTGTTACTTCGTTTTTTGAAAACTTTGCAAAGCAAGATTTAGATCCTAATGTAGCGCTAACATTGCTTTCTACCATGAACAATGGTACAAGTAATGCGCTAAGAGCATCAGCTAGAGTTTGGGGTAAATCTACTGTTATAAAATCAGACAATCCATCAGACTTTAGATTTGAGCACGCAATTCCAGCAAGGGTTGTTTTAGCTTATATGTATGATTACTATGTAAACGGAAATACCGAGCATAATATGGAAGCGCTGTGGAATGACTACAGGGTAACCATTATTCCAGTTAAAGAAATGGACAAGGTATTAGACGCCGCGGGATTTGGAGCTATAACTACATCCAATTATGTTCCAGGTGAAACAGCTTGGCACAATAGATATTATAATTTATTCACAAAAGGACGCATGCCATACGCCATGGTTAGCTATGACGGCACGGAAACTGTAGGAGAACAGTATGAACAATACTTTAACGAAAAGGGTAAAAACCCTGTAATTAAAGCAGACGCTACACAAGAAACTGAAGAAAAAAGAACAGTTGATAAAGCAATGGCTAATGCACGTGAGGGAAAGTATTCAATTACACCTAAAGGTATTAGCGTATATGATTTTGACGACACACTAGCATTCAGTAAAAGTCAGGTTATAGTAACTAAAGATGGTAAGACTTATAGAATAACACCTGCAGAATTTGCTAAACAAGGCGAAACGTTAGCAAATGAAGGCGCTGAATTTAATTTTAGCGAGTTTAGCAAAGTTGTTAAAGGAACGCCAGGACCACTAGCACCAAGACTTAAAAAAGCAATAGAAAAGTTTGGTAATAAAAATATATTCGTATTAACAGCAAGGCCGGCTGACTCAGCTCCGGCTATATATCAATTTTTAAAAGGTATAGGTTTAGAAATTCCGCTTGAAAATATAACTGGATTAGCCAACGGAGCACCCGCGGCTAAAGCCGCTTGGATGGTTGGCAAAGTTGCCGATGGATATAACGACTTCTACTTTGTAGATGATCACATGGGTAATGTTAAAGCTGTCAAAGATGTGCTTAATGTTTTTGATGTTAAAGGCAAAGTTCAGCAAGCTAGAGTTAAACACAGCATTAGCTTAGACGTAGACTTTAATAAAATGATAGAACGCCAAAAGGGTGTTGAAGACTTTAAGGAATTTTCTTCAGCGGTTGCTAGAAGAAGAGGCAAAACAAAGGGTAGATTTAAATTCTTTATTCCTCCAAGTGCAGAAGATTTTAGAGGTTTAACACAATATGTATTTGCCGGCAAAGGAAAGCAAGGTGAAGCTGACCAAGCATTTTTTGAGCAAAATTTAATGGATCCTTATTTTCAAGGTGTTGCAGCAATGGAAAGAGCTCGTCAAACAATTAAGAATGACACTAGGGCTTTAAATAAAATGTTTAAACCAGTTAGAAGAATTATTAATAAACTTGTACCGGAAGGAGATTATACATATGATTCCGCTATTAGAGTTTATCTTTGGGATAAAGCTGGTTACGAAATACCTGGTATATCTAAAAGAGATCAAGCTAGACTAGTAAAACTTGTAAGGAATGACGCAGACCTATCGGGTTATGCAGATGGATTATTAGCTGTGTCAAAGAAAGATAAATGGACTGAGCCAGGCGAATTTTGGGATGCTAAGACTGTACTTAGTGATTTGCAGAGTTTAACAGAAAAAGTAAATAGAAAAGAATATCTAGCGGAGTTTATTGAAAACGCCGAAACTATATTTAGCGAAAAGAATTTAAATAAAATAGAAGCTGTATATGGTACAAACCTAAGAGAGGCTATTGAGGATTCTTTATTTGCAATGAAAAATGGCACAAACCGTACTTCAGGCGCCAACAAGATTACTAATGCGTGGAACAATTGGGTTAACAATTCTGTTGGTACTATAATGTTTTTTAACAGAAGATCAGCCTTGCTGCAAACTATATCTTCAATTAACTTTATTAATTGGAGTGACAATAATCCTTTAAAAGCAGGTTTAGCGTTTGCTAATCAACCTCAATACTGGAAAGACTTTGCTATGCTGTTTAATTCCGATAAATTAAAGCAACGTAGGGGAGGTTTAAAATCTGACGTACAGGAGCAAGAGATTGCTAATGCTGCTAAAAATGCGAAGGACAAGGCTAGCGCTGCTGTTTCTTATTTATTAAAAATAGGATTTACGCCAACGCAAATTGCGGATAGTTTTGCAATTGCAGCAGGTGGTGCTACATTTTATCGCAACAGAGTTAATACTTATTTAAAAGAAGGTATGTCTCAAGAAGACGCCGAAGCAAAAGCGTTTTTGGACTTTAGCAAAATATCAGATGAGTCACAGCAATCAGGTGATCCGGCTTTAGTATCTCAACAACAGCGAAGCGTTGCAGGACGTCTTATATTGTCTTTTCAAAACACGCCTATGCAATATACTAGATTGATGAAAAAAGCTGCCCAGGACCTTGTAAATGGCCGTGGGGACGCTAAGTCAAATATATCTAAGATTGTTTATTATGGTGCCGTGCAAAATATAATATTCTCAGCTTTACAAAACGCGGCGTTTGCTTTAATACCCGGGTTTGATGATGAAGAGGAAACAGAAGAACAAAGAGAGGCTACACAAGATAAGAAGCTTGCGCGTATGTTAAACGGTATGACCGATACAATATTGCGTGGTACTGGTATATATGGAGCTGTAGTGTCTACTGTAAAAAATACTATATTAAAGTTCTTAGAGCAAGATAAAAAAGGATACACGGCAGATCATACATATACCATCATAGAAGCCGCAAACATAGCACCTCCAATAGGATCTAAGCTTAGAAAAATATACTCTGGTATTCAAACGTATAAATTTGACAAAGATGTTATAGCTAAGCATCCTTGGGACGTTACGATGGACGGTAAGTTTAATCTTTCACCAACATATAGTATTATTGGTAATGTTGCATCAGCTACATTAAATGTACCGCTTGATAGAGCAATAATGGAAACCCAGGCTATTACCGAGGCTTTTGATAAAAGAAATACCGCATTTCAAAGAATGGCGCTAGGCTTAGGCTGGAGAACATGGGATGTTAACGCTAAAAACGAAGAGTTTGATTTAATTAAAACAGGAGCTAAAAGTGTTAGGAAAGAACAAGGAAAGGTAAAAGCTAAGGAAACAAGACGTAAAAATACACAAAAGAAAGCTACATTTAGGGCTCAAGTTTACGATAGCCTTAGTAACGCTGAAAAATTAAAATTAGAAAATTTAGGAAGAGGAGAAATAAATCAATTTTATATTGATATGGGTAAAAAATATAACATTAAAAAAGATTAATATGAAATCATCAACTTCACCATTTGAACTGAAAGATGCATGTTATCATAAAGTAAAGAAGCAATACAAAGTATTTCCATCGGCTTATGCAAGCGGCGCAATAGCAAAATGCAGAAAAGCAAAAGGCAAAAATAAAAAGTAATGGCTGTTCGTAAAACTCAAAAAGGAGCTAATCTTAAACGCTGGTTTAAAGAAAAATGGACCGATGAAAAAGGCAATCCTTGTGGATCTACTAAAAATAAAAAAACAAAAAAGTGTAGACCAAGCAAAAGGATAAATAGTAAGACTGTAAAAACCTGGAGCGAGATGTCCCCGTCAGAAAAGAAAAAAGCTGTTGCTGAAAAGAAAAGAGTTGGAATGGGCAAAAGAACATCTAATATAAAAAGAAATGCGTAATATAGATAAAATAATTATACATTGCTCTGCCACAAAAGAGAATAATAATGTTACCGCATCAACTATTGATCAGTGGCATAAAGACCGCGGTTGGATAGGTATAGGGTATCATTATGTAGTATTGCTAGACGGTACAATAGAATACGGGCGAAGTATTTACGAAACAGGAGCTCACGTGAAAAATCATAATAAAGGCTCTATAGGTATTTGTTATATTGGAGGCTTAGGATCATCTATGGAAGCTAAAGATACTAGAACACCTGAGCAAAAAGAAAGCTTGTTACTTTTGCTTAAAACATTAAAGAAAATGCATCCTGATGCTACAATACATGGGCATAACGAGTTTTCAGCGAAAAGCTGCCCGTGTTTTGATGCTTATAATGAATATTGTAATATATAAAAAAGGAACAAGATAAATAGGCGTACCATACCTAACAGTTCCTGTAACCAGAAAGGGCCCTCATAACGAGAGCCCTTTTTTGATTTTACCCATCACAAGCCAAACAATCTTCATTCATTGCTGCGGCTGCAATATCACCTCGCAGAACACTTTCCGTTCGAGTATAGTACAAGGTTTTAACACCTTTCTTCCAAGCTTCAAAGTGAACTTTATTAAGCCATTTAGGTGTTGCTTCACTAGGAAAAGCTAGGTTCAGACTAACTGATTGATCTATATACTGTTGTCTAAGTCCAGCTTGACTAACTAGCTCTAGTTGATTAATCTCCTTAAAAGTCTTAAATACCTCTTTTGCGGGGGTGTCGTGCCCCATAGTAATATCATCAAGCTCAGCAATATCTTGAACACTACCACCATCAGCAAGGATTTTATCCCATATTTCATTTGTATTCAGTTTATGTTTTCTTAATAACTTTAGAAGCGTAGGGTTTTTTCTAATAAAAGTTCCTTTAGCCGATTGCTCTGTAAATACATTAGCAGCCCAAGGTTCTATTCCTGCTGAAACATTTCCCGACAACTTACTATTACTAACAGTGGGAGCAACAGCACGGAGGTGAGTGTTGCGATAACCAGTGCCAGCGCACCACAGAGGCTCACCATAAATTTCAGCAAGAGCCCTGGAAGCCCTCTCGCTTTCAATCTTAATTTGTGAAAATATTTTCCTAGTTTCAAACTGAGATAATAAACCTTCGAAAGGAATACCTTTTTCCTGGAGATATGTATGCCATCCGAGGACCCCCAAGCCCAAGGCCCTTCCTTTTTGAGCTGAACGTATAGCATTTTCGAATCCTCTAAGTCCCTTCGCTCTTTGTATAAATTCTTCCATAACGCCATCAAGAAACCAGATAGAGTCATATATAAGATTAGTGTCTTTCCATTCTTCATATTTTGCTAAGTTTAATGATGATAAACAACAAACAAAGCTGTGGTTCTCATCTGTGTGTAACGCAATTTCTGAACATATGTTTGTCATATGTACTTTTAAACCGTTTTCTTTATATGCTCTTGGATTTGCTTTGTTAACATTTCCTTTAAACATAATGTACGGCTCTCCAGTTGCTTTTCGTTTTCTAAGAAGTTTACTCCATCTATTTCTAGCATCCGCATCTCCTTGTTCAAGCTTTCGCATAAACTTATCGCCAACAATTGCGCACTGATGTAAATTAAGCGATTGTCTGTTAACGTCTCCTTTAGGTTCTCGTATTTCAAGCCACTCTTCAAAATCGTCGTGTTCAATGTTGATATTGACGCTTGCAGCTCCACGTCTAACCGATCCTTGATTTGTTGCAAGAATTGTTGAATCGTAGATCTTGCAGAAGGGTACGACTCCGTCTGATGTTCCATTGCCTGTTATTTTAGCGCCGGCGGGTCTTATTTGATTAATACCGATACCAACTCCACCGCCATGCTTAGCGAGCAGCATCATCTCTAAGTTCTTTTGTCCTATGTCCTGTATACTATCAGCAACATCGATACCAAAGCAGCTAATAGGCAAACCACGATCAGTGCCGGTATTAGATAATACTGGGCTCGCGAGACAAAGCCATCCGTTCCAAATATATTCGAAGAAAGTTTCTGCCATTTCCGGCTTATATAATCTACGAGCAACCGTTTTACTGACGCGCATGTATGCCTCTCTAGGTGACTCTCCGTCAAATAAATATCCCCCGGATATTGTCTTCTTGTATACGTCTGTATTACCCCACGTAGGGTAATCCTCTCCTTTTTTCCAATTTTCATTCCACATTTATGATAAATATAATATTGCGTAGGCTATTGCTACGTTTAAATTTACTAATACTAAGTTCCATTGCTTTGCTACAAACACTTGAGGTATTGATATAACGCCTGCTATAATGTATGTAACCATTCCTATTTGATCCGGTAGTAAATGGGGAGACATCATCATAAATGCCGTTCCCATATATCCTAACCTATTTGATAATCTTTCCACCGGCGTCAGCTTCCTTTGCTTCACCAGTTTTTTCAACCATTTTTTCTTTAAGCTTTTCGATAGCTTGTTCATAATCAGGCATTTGTTTAATTGTTTCTAATGTACCTACTGCTAAATCTTTAATATAAGACAGCTCATTCATCATATGCTGCAGGACGTTTGTTGTCGCAGCCATTCTTTTTTCTAAACTATCTACTCTACTTTGCTTTTGTGTCTTCATATTTATAAAACATTACTAATACTATTCTTTGATTTTTATATTCATTTGGGTATTTGCTATGGAAGTATTCACATGGATACGACAATAGCCTGTTATCTTTATATCCTACAACGGAATTTAATTTCCATTTAGATCTATCGTTTGCGTCCTCTATTAGCATTCGATTAAATTCTTCTTTTTCTGTTTTTATATAAGTGTGGCCATAATTTTTGTGCTCCCAAAAAGCCGTACCGCTTAGCTTATCTTCACTGCTTTTAATGTATAGCACAATCGCTCTATCTGGTTGTTGCCCTTCTATTATAGTGTCGTTATGTATACGCCATTGGTTGTCTTGTCCTTGCTTTGCTTCACGTAAAAAACATAATATATTTTTAATTTTTCTACCTTCTAATAACTCTAACCTTTTTGTTATATAACTTGAAAATTCTCCAGGTAATTCTTTTATCCAAAAAGATTTACCCGGAGTCTTAACTTGTTTAAATTCGTCACTATAATTTAATAATTCATTATACAAATTTTTAGGTAAAAAATTATCTTTTATATAAATCATCTATATCTTCTTGCGTTATACCTATCCAATTACCAGATGTTTTCGAAATCTTCGCCTTCGCCAGCTTTCGAATAATCCGTCGGCCGAACCGCGAAAAAATCAGTATGAGTGACCCCGCCGGTAAGATGATAGAACCAATCAAGATTAGCCGCTGCATCTTTGTCATACGGGAAGTACGAGCCAAGGTC